AACGAGACCCACAAGGCTATGCTTCTGCGCTGACATACGCCAGACGATACAGCTTGATGGCGGCTTGCGGTATTGCCCCTGAAGATGATGATAACAACAAAGCCTCACGCCCTGAAAAGACTGTGGTTGATTCCAATTTAATGGCTGACCATTTGTTAGCAATCCAAGACGCAACTGACGAAGCATCTCTTAAAGTGGCTTATCAGAACGCCTACAAAGCCTGCGGCACAGACGCTAACTGGCAAAAAAAGATTATTGCGGTCAAAGATGAAAAGAAAGCGAGTTTGAAATGAAAGTGCATAACAGAACAACTCACGGAATGAGACACACATCAACATATTCCAGTTGGACTTCTGCAAAAGATAGAGCCACAAATCCAAACAGCAAAGACTTTCATAGATATGGCGCTGTTGGATTAGGAATGGCAGAACGATGGTTTAAATTTGAAAATTTTTTTGAGGATATGGGAGAAAAACCAGAAGGCACTAGCATTGACAGGATTGACCCCAACAAAGGTTATGAGCCTGGTAATTGCCGATGGGCTACACCATATCAACAATCAAGAAACAGAAAAGATTTGAAGATTGTCAAAACAGTAGACGGTGAAATTCCATTGGTTGACTATGCAAAAAAACTTGGCATAACCAAAGGCGCGGCACATTTGAGATTCAAACGTAAAAAATTGGAAGGTGTAATTTATGACTGATACAACAATTGTCCAAGGCTCAGATGCTTGGTTTCAAAGCAGAATGGGCAAAGTGACTGCCAGTCGTGTTGCTGACGTTATTGCCAAGACAAAGACAGGTTACAGCACCAGCCGTGACAACTACATGGCGCAGTTGGTTTGTGAGCGTATGACAAACACAGTAGCCGAATCGTTTAGCAATGCTGCTATGGTTCACGGCACTGAAACCGAACCATTGGCTAGGGCAGCGTATGAAGCCCATGCTGACGTTTTAGTGGATGAAGTTGCCATGATTACCCACCCAACGATTGAAGCCGCTGGCGCTTCTCCTGACGGGCTTGTGGGCGATGTTGGGCAGCTTGAGATTAAGTGTCCTAACACGGCAACGCATATTGACACGTTGTTGAGCCAAACAGTGCCAGGCAAGTACAACACCCAGATGCAATGGCAGCTTGCGTGTACTGGTCGCCAATGGTGTGACTTTGTGTCTTTTGACCCACGGTTGCCCACAGAACTTCAATTGTTTGTAAAGCGCGTTCCCCGTGATGCTGCTTACATTCAAATGCTTGAAGAAGAAGTCAAAAAGTTCTTGGTTGAACTGGATGGCAAAATTACGAAACTTAACGAACTGAAAGAAAAACATGGCAACAATTTATGAAGTGACTGTCCGCGCTGGCACATACCAAAAAGACGGTCAAGAAAAGGTGCGTTATCAGCGCATTGGTAGCGTCATTGAAACCAAGAAAGGTCCGATGCTTAAACTTGACCAAGTGCCTTTGGTTGAAGGCGGTTGGGAAGGTTGGGCATACCTTTTCACACCCAAAGAAGATGGCTACAAAGCGCCAGCCAAGTCCACATCATTTGATGATGTAGAGTTTTGATTTCGGTGGGAAAGCGGATGCTGTTGGATAACGCCCAACCAAGTGATTAAGTTCATGCGGCGAAGCCCCAACAGACGTAGCCAGTACCACCACCACAACCTTTAGGAACCAATATGTTTAAATTTATACGAGCAAGAGCAACAGACGCAATCACCAGCTTCAAGGCGGCTGATTCAATCAAAGACGTAGCCAAAATGCACCAAGAAGTCATTGTGGCTGCATTGCAACGTTTTGGCCCAATGGGCAAAGATGGCATTGCCATGCACACAGGTCTTCAAAGCAATCAAGTAGCAAGACGTATGAACGAGCTTCAGAAACTTGATTTGATTGAACTAACAGGTAAAACAGTTGAATCACTTAGCGGAAGGCAAGAGCGTGAATGGCGGTTTAAACCTTTTCAACAGGATTTGCTATGACAGATAAAGAACAGCTAGAACTGGCTGCAAAGGCGGCTGGAATTGAGGGTGGCCTTGTTGGTGACGTATTTGCTTTGGATTGGGCAGATGAACAAGACTATTGGAACCCACTAACAGACGATGGTGATGCGTTGCGTTTGGCTGTAAAGTTGAACTTGATTGTTGGTGCTTATGGTTCATATGTAAGCGTTTGCAGAACTTTTGCTCCAAAAGTAGATTATCAAGATGAAATAACTGTGTGGCATAGCGAAGTAAACAATGACACATACGCAGCAACCCGCCGAGCAATCGTAAGAGCAGCAGCAGAAATTGGAAAAACGCTGTGATTACGTTTTTGATTTTTGCACTTTTAATTGATTGGATGATTGATGATTGTTAATGCGTTTCACAAAGATTACGTTTCAACGTATATGCCTGAGTTTTTAAGCACAATCCGCAAAGAAGCGGATGCCAAGGCAAACGGAATGAAGTTTGGCAGCAAAGCAAGAGCCACCCGCGAGAGCGATGGCAGAACCAAAACAAGCGCCTTGAGCGACTTTCCAAAGACCAAACGCGTGTCAATTGAACGCACTGACTTTTTTGTTTATTCAAAGGCAGGGATGCCAAAAGTGGTAAAGAAATGACGCATTACAGCGAAGCAGGCAAAGGTGGCAATATGCGACCTACGGACCACAAGAAGTGGTCAAGTGGTTATGACAACATTCAATGGACAAAAGAAGAAGATGAAGAATTCAACCGTATTCAAGACCGTACTAGCACCGAACGCACCGTGGCCCAAGTGGGAGACACAGGAAAAGAAGCCTAGTCGTGTTGTGGGTCTAAAAAAGATTCGTATAGACTTTGATAAAACAAGTCTGGACTACTTTTTAGAAACACATGAAGAACTTAATCAATCAAAGATTGCCACAAAATCTCGAATCCGTGACAAGTTATCGGGGCGATTCAAGAGTAATTGAAGGCTGGATGGGTAGGCAACAGCGCCTTGCAACTGTCAGAGAACAAAAGCTCTGGCATTGCAAGGTGTGTGACGAATACTTCCAAACCCTAGGCGAAGCAAAGGAGCATCGACATGGATAACATTACCGTTCTTTCAGCCATCTTGTTGGCAGGCGCAGCACTTTTTGTTGTAGTGTTTGCGCTTGTTGCCGCATTGATAGTTGCGCTTGACAATTAAGCGTGGTATTCGGCTTCTGTCAGGATGCCAGGCTTGTACTTGCCTTCAGGCTTAAAAATGGTTAACTCTTGCTGACGCATTTCAGGCGCAAACGAAATGTGCATCCAGCGACCATATTCGTGAATCATCTGGTCAAACTTGATGCCAGCATTTTTAACCAGTTGGCACAACTCGTAAGGCGTGTGTGTAGACGATGAACAGTCAATAGCCCAACCATCCATGTGGCTAGAAATCTTTGAGCCGCCCACAGCTTCATTCACGGCTGGCAAACGCAACCAAGAATTTACACGCATAGGACCAGACAGTTCACGCACAAGCTCAAGATGTTCAGCAGCAATCTTCATGTTTTGAAGTTGCTTTTCGCTTGGCTGGTTGTCAATGTGCATACGAACAGCGGTTTCGCTGTAAGTGCCTTCTTCAAGGGTAAAGTGTTTGCTAAGGTTCATTTTGTAAACTTGTTGTAAAGGTCAATGCAAGAATTCAATTCAATTATGGCTTGGTCACCGTCTGCTGTGATGGCGATAAGGTCGTCAGAAGTCTTTGGGTCAAGTTCGGCTCGCGCTTCTGTATTTCCTGCGGCAGTGGTGGCAGAGCAACTGGAACGGACTGACAACCTGACAGCGCCAGCAGCAACATCAGAACGAAGTTGGTTAATTTTTTGTTTGGCATTTTCTTTGTCCTTGTGAAGTTCGTCAGCAGCCTTTGCCGCATCAATGGCACGTTGGGCAACAATGCGGTTGATTTCTTCTTGTTGCTCTAAATAGGCAACGTGATGCCCCATGTAGAACACAGAAATCAATGCAAGCGCAATTGCAATAACACTATTCGGGCTTGGCATTTTTTTCTTCTTTGTTAAAAGCAGAAATGCCCAAGATTGCGGCAAACGCAATGTGAATAAAGCCGCCGTTTGTTAACGTAAGAGGAACCCATTGGCGAAACGCATCATTGGCTGCTTGTGTTTCCCAGAACTGAACAATGGTGAACATAACAGGAAACGCTACAAAGTCGGCAATGTTTACCACCATGTAGGTCACGCCCATCAAATAAGTCCATTTTTGTTTATGCGTTTCATCCATCATTTTTCCTTTCTAAGTTCTTCTTTCAATTTCCGTAGTTCACGGGCTTCTTTTCTGATTTCCGTCTTCATCCACAGCGTTTCCACATAGGCCATAAAAGACAGAGCAAACACCACAATCAGCACAACCAACACAATCAGGTGTGCCAAAAAGACGCTCGTTGAATCGCTTGGTTTTTTACTTGCCACAACAACCATCCCAAAAAAATCAAACCAACCAAAGCAACGCCAGCATCAATTGACTTTTCAGCAACTTCACGCATCATCAACTCTTTTTCTTTGCGTAATGAAGCATCTTCCTTTGCTTGCTTTTCACGAGCAATCCGTTGTTCTTCTTCTATCTGCTCACGCATTTCCTCAAACTGCGACCACAACGCACCTAACTCAGGTGGGCTGTGATACACCATCTGTTCACGCAACTCCACTTGCATAGCCAGCAGCTTTTGACGCACCATGATGCGCTTCAAAGCCATTCTCTTTAACGAAGTGCCAGGCGCTTGAACCTTCTTGGCTTCTCGTTCCTGCTCCCAGAAAAGTTCTTCAAGCCTGTCAAACGCATCAAACATTTCACCAAGGTTATCGCCAATTTTGAAAATAACTTGGTCAGGGTCAGTCTTTGCTACCTCTTGAACACGCGCTTTCTCAGCCTCAATTTTTTTAGCTTGCTCCTTAGTAACCGTCTTGCCAGCAAACTGCCCAGAAATTTCATCGTAGATTTGCTTTACATTGCCAGCTACACCCTTTACTTCTTTGTAAAGAGCGCAGCCTTCTTTGACTAACTGGAAAGCCGTTGTTGCCGCGAATAACGCAGTTCCAATTGGCACATCACAGACCGATTAACTTTTTAAAGAACTCAGCACCAACGCCAGGGCCAAGAAGCACGACAGCCATTACCGCATACAACAAGTATTCAATTTTGGTCATGCGCTTATCGCCGTTTTCTAGCGAATCATTAATCTTTTCATATCTAAGCGCACAAATTTCTTCATGCGTAGACAGTCTTGCATCTGTTGCGTCAATGGTTGCCATGTTATGTCTTCTGGATAAAAGCCAATGAATAGTACAAAGGCAAGTTAGTACCAATGTTGCTAGTGACAGAACTTGTGAAGCCGCCTGTGTTACCCACAGCGTAGGTGTTACCAGAGCCAACAACAAAGCTGTCTTTTAAGTTGGGCGTTCCGTTAGTTCCATCGCAAAGAACGTAGCCAGAAGGGATTGAAGCAATAGAGCCTGACCACATGATGATGCCGCCAGCAGGCACAGCAGAAACGCTTGGACTTGTGCCAATGATGCCGTAAAGGTTGTCGTATGTTTGAATCACCACGTTAGATGAATCAGCCAAAACAAACTTATAGGTAGAACCAGCGGTTAGCCAAATCTCTTGTGGTGGACGACCATCAGAACCCAATTGGACAGGGTTAGTGTTGGCAATAGTTCCAGCAGAATTTGTGTAGGTCGTTGCAGGCGTTGTTGAGCCTGCTTGGTAGGTGTAGATATACCCGCCGTTTAGCGGGATTCCTGTGGTGGTAAAGAACTGAAAGCCGTTACCAATGGGGGATAGATTGACTGCCATTTTTATTCCTTGCCTACATTTTTAAGTTTAGTGCCAGCGCCAGCGCCAGGTCGCATTGTTTCTTTAACTTCCCTAGCCATTTGTTGTTCTGCCCTTATTTGTAAGGCTGGCTCAACAAGACTACCAACAATAGGAATTTTTGTTGCTAACTTTGTGCCATATTGTTTTGCAAGTTGTGCGGCAGCAGGTGTTGTGTTTGCATTGCTAACAAAACTACCTTTTGGCTGAGCTTCAATTAGTTGACCTGTTTTTGCCAAATCTTTTATAGATTGCCAATCGTCAGAAAACAAAGGAGCGCCTTTGCCGTTTACATCTAAATTATCAACAAATTCACGAAATTTTGATGTATTGAAATTGCCAGAAGCATCAGTAGATTTACGAATCATGTAATCTAATGTTCCAGCTTTTAACTGTTGCACAGCTTCTGGTTTGTCTGCAATTAAATCCAACGCCTTTTTAAATGGCGCATTTTTGCTTGTAAAAATAGTTTTTGGAATGAAATCTTTACTATCAGCAGCACCATTAACAATGTCAGCATAGACAGCGTTGTATGTGTCTTTGCGTTTGTCAAGCAAGCCAAATTCTTTTGCAGCCAAACTGCGCGCTTTGTCTGCAACAACTTTTACTGCCGCAGTTTCGCCAAGTAAAGGCAACTTTTCCACTTCGCCTCGCAAAATTGTTAAAGCATGAACAGCGTTCCCGTCTTCTGCACGTTGCGCCTTACGGGTTTCACGAGAAATTTGAGTAATTAAATTGTCAAGTTGGTCAAAATTTATTTCTTTACCATTTACAAATTCTTCAACTTTGCTTTTCATTTTTTCTGGTAAAAAATCAATATCTTCTTTTTCGGTCAATGCTTTCATAGCATTTTCACCTAAAGTCTTGCTATCAATCTTAATTTTGCCAGCGCCTAATTTATCTATTTCTTCATACGCTTGTTTGATGCCTGTTTTTGATTCTTTGTTTATGTCTTTGTAATACTCAATTGACCTTTCAGCATTACCAACATAATTAATTTCATTTGTTCCTTCGCCAGCTTTTTTTCTAAGCAAGTCAGCATTTTCAGCTAAAGCTCTGTTTTGCTTTGCATATTCTTCAGCAAGTTGAGGCTTTAAACCTCGTTCATTACGTTCAATTGAAATCAGATTTGGGTCGCCAGTAGCTTGCCCTTTTGTTAACTGAATACCAAATTGGTCTGCTTTTAAATAATTTTCCAAAACATCAGGATTTAATGTCTTTGGGTCAAGATTCTTCAATTCAGCGGCTAATGTAGGAGAAGCACGATTTACCGCTTCAGTTAACAATGCCTCATTAGAAGCAGCAGCAGCGCCGCCAGATTGCATACCGCTAGGCTTAACAGTTTCAATACGCACAGTTGGCAATTCAGCTTTAGCGGCAGCGTAACCTTTTGCAAGAGGTTTGGCAGCAAATGGCAAAGCCATCATTGCAGCGTTAACACCTTGTCCAACGTCAGTAACGTCTGCGCCAGTTGTTTTTGCAATTGGTTCTACAACGTTACTTTGTACGACTTCACCAAACTTTTTCATTGCTTGGGTTGGCAACGCTTGTTCGTATTGTTTTGTTCCTGCTGTACCAGTAAGGCGACCAACAGGCTCTGCAAGTTGCCCTGCTACCTTTTGTGATGCGCCCGTGGCTTCTTCAGGAGACAAACCAAACAAACGACCAGCGCCATATCCAACAGTTCCAGCAACAGCAGAAGGCAATCCAGCAACAACATCCATTGCAGATGCGGCAAAAGCAGGAGCTTGTTTTTTAGCTTCAAACAAGTTTTGCAAAGCAGTCGGAAGCATCCCTTTGGATGTTTGCTCTGTTTGTGTTTGTTTAGATTCTTGAGCAGGAGAACCACCAAGAATTAAAGCGCCTAGCTCGTCAGGCATATCAGGTTGTGGCTGCAATTCAGGATTGCGGCCACTCATTGCACTTTTTTTAGGCGCAATGACATTAGACCTGTCTGCTTCTCGGCTTGCAGGTCGTTCACCAAGAATCAGTTGGCCTAATTCATCCATTAGAGTTCTCCAGTGGCAGTCAATTTCTTGATGTTATTGTACTTTTGAAAGAACTGTTGACGCTGTTCGGGATTGTTTCCAAGCAAACGGTCAATTTCCTCTTTGCGTTTGGCAGGGTCTTTGATGTTTTCAAACAAACTCATAGCCTCAAACACTTTTGAATCAGCGTTTGAAGACCATTGCTGCTTAAACGTATTGAGGTTGCTATCGCCGTATTTTTGTGCAAACTTAGCTGCACCAGTCGCTTGCATGTCCAAATTGGTTAAGTCTGCATAGGTACGGCGAGCAATCTTTTTAAGCACTTCAGGCGGATAAGTTTCGTCACCGTTAGCCATGCGAATCAATTGTTTTCCAGCATCGGTTTCCATTGAACCGCCCATAGCCGCCATGTTGGAAATCTGAACGTTAGCCAAATCTTTGCTAAGTTGTTTGTATTTTTCATCGCCCAATGCGCCTTTGATGGAACGTGTAGCCGCCCCCAACACACCAGTGGAAAAGAAATCTTCTTTAGCAATATTGCCAGCAGCTTCAATTACCTCATCCAAGTTACGGCGTGATTTTGACAAGTCTGTTTGACGGGTAGTCAAATCATTACGGTACTTAGCGCCACGCTCTGCATCTTGTGCTTCGTTTGGAGCCATTGGGCGAATGTCACCAGCTCGGCGAACAGGGTAAGACAAACTCATTTGAGTTGGCGTTACACCTGTTCTCGCATTTTCAACGTTAGCAACGCCTGCTGCTGGCGGTTGAACCAATCCAGTATTGCCTTGACCACCAAGATTTAACTCTTTTGCAACGCCTGGACCGCTTTGGAAAGTAGCTGGCGCACCTGCCACAGTAGCAAGTTGAGGAGTTTGCAAGGCTTGTTGACCAGTAGCACCAATACCACTTTGAATAATATTGCCAAGCACTTGTTTAATTGCGCCGTGATTCTTTTCAGCGTAAGAATTTAATTGCCCAAACACATCATCAACAACTTGTTTAGGAATTCCAAAAGAAGATGAACGTTTTTTTGCTTCTTCCAAAGCACTCATTACTTCTTCTTTGTTGCCTTTTTGAATTCGTGTGTCGTTTAAAACACCACCAGCCAAGCCGTAAAGAATGTTGGTTTGCTTTTCACTCAAGCCAAGTTCAGAAGTGCTAGCCTCAGATGTAGCTTTACGCACCGCCAAAGGGTTCATCTGTTTTGCTTGGTCAATCTCCATCTGTGCTTTTTGCAAAGCCAAAGGGTTTAACTGTTGCGCTTGTTGATATGACTGAATTCCTCTGGCGGTGTTAATCATGTCGCCAAGGCTTGTGCCTTGTTGAGCCGCAGGGCCAAGGTTGGTGTTAAATTGATAATCTGCCATTTTTAATCCTTATGCGACACGACCGCTTTGGTTTAGCAACTGAGACAACATATATGTGTTGCCAATGTTTCCAACTGTGTTAGCCATAGCGTTTGCAGAGCCAACTTGTCCAGCCGCTTGAGCCGCTGCGCTACCTACGCCCAACTGAGTTGCCGCGTTTGTTGCGTTTTGTGCCGCTGTGTTGGTGGCTGTTTGACCTGTTTGACCAATGCCAGCAATGCCAGCCAAAGTGTTGTAAATGTTTGAACGTTGGTTCTGATAGTTGGTAAACGCGTTTTGATACGCATTGCCGGCGTAGTCTTGCGTGTACTTGTTCAGACCTTGCAGAGCATTACCACCTAAAGCGCCACCACCCATATTGGCAGCGCGTTGATTAGCCATCTGACCTTGACCAAGCATAAAGTCATAGTTTGGAGCCAAGCCACTTTTTAGGTCGTTAGCATCAAATTGATGTGTTAAATAACCTGTGCCTGTACCTGTGCCAATTGGATTGCCAGAAGCATCATATTGAACGTAATTGCCAGCACCAAGGTTTCCAATTTGATTTAATGCGCCATAACCAGCAGAACGATAAGGCGCTTGCTGTTGGTTAATGGTGTTAAACATTTCGCCCTGCAATGCTGTTGCATCTCTTGCAGCGGCAGATTGAATGTTTGCAGCTTTCTTTGCGGCATCTGCTTGCAACAAACCAGTTACGGCTTGACCGCCAGCCATATAAGGCAACATTCCAGACAAACCTGAACTGGCAGCAGGCGTAACGCTAGAAAGAGCCGCAGGAACAGCGCTATATCCACCACCAAGCGTCATGCTGTTTGGAGAACCGCCAACACCACCAAGGTCAATGCCGCTTAAAGCCTCGCCGCCTGAAACAGCTTCTGTTGCGCCAAGTTGACCAAGTGATGTACCAGTTACAGCGCCAGCAGAAACAGGTGATGTTACAGCCCCAAGTTCGCCAAGCGGTGTACCAACAACAGAACCTTGTGTAACAGGGCTTGAGACTGCGCCAACAGCGTCACCACTACCAGTAAAACCAGCAGCTTCGCCAATCTTTCCGTAGTTAGACAAGTTGCCTTGATAACCGCCAGTAGCACCAGCGGCAAGGTTTGCCAATCTGCCCATGTCGCTGTTTAGAATTTCTTGTGCGCCATCATTAACTAGCTGTGACGTAATCAGGCTAGAGCCAGGCAAAACGTAGTTGCCACCAATTACAGCGGCAGCAACTAGCGGGTCGCGCACATCCATGTAAATGTCATCAACGCCTTCAACAACGTCACCAACAATGTCGCCAACGCCTTCAATCGCATCAGTAATAATTGAAAATGGATTTCCACCGCCATGCAGCGTCATTCTGCCGCCAATAGGCTTGAAAGCATTGATTGGCAGTTCACCGAAAAAAGCGTTGTATCTCATAATTTATGCTCCACCAGAATGTAACGCTGACTGAAACCCAATCTGCGCCACAGCCTTGCAACTGATTCTCTCACACCACCTTGTATTTTAGTCGCACCATGCGCCTTCAAGATAGTCTGAAATTGATTAAAAGTTTCCGAATTCGTGATGTTTTTACCGCCAATTGCAGTAATAAACGCCACACGGTCATTTGGCATATTTGTGAATTGAACAGCAATCACGCCCAACATACTCTGTTCGTCAAAAACCCCTAGCGTTAGCCATTGGCCTGAAGACAAATAAACCTTAACTTGGTCAATGGTGAAATCTCCACCAGAGTGAACCAATGAATCCTCAATGAAAGGCGCAATCCCATGCCATCTTTGTGCAATTTGGTCAGTTGGTATGCGTAAAATTTTCATTTACGGATTGTAATAAGGAACTTTGTAAGGCTTGCCGTTCACGGTCACATTTATAAACCCAACAGGTTTAGCAGGCAGTGTTGGTCCACTTGCGTCTGTGTTCGCTGTTGCCGATGACGAGAAGTTCAACAAGTTCAAAAAGAATTGTTGCCAAGCCCGTGTTGGTCTTTTTGTCCCACCATCCAAGAATTCACTTTGTGGATAGGGGTTTACTTGTGGTGAGCTGTAAAGTCCATTAGACATTAGTTTGCTCCACCACTTGCTTTTAAGTTAGCGCCAATAATGACTGCGTTGACAGGGTCAGTAATCGACACTTCAAACACACGGTCACGCGCCATGCCCAATCTGCGCCAAATGGCACGATTGCGGTATTTGCCCAATTTGCCAATGCCAACCCAATATTCTTTTGACCAAGTAGAACCACCGTCATTAGACCAGCGCAACATTGCTTGCGGGTCGGTCGTGACAGTTTCATCATTCAAGGTCTTGCCAAGATACAAAGTATTATCAGGCGCAATTACAAGACTGCCATCAGGCAAGATGTAATAAGGGTCGCCAATGTAGGTAAGTCCGTTTGGCACAGAAAAACCAGTTGTGCCAACGCCAGGCTGGAACTGAATCTGCAACTCGTCAAAATACTGACGCTGATAGTCAGTCACCAAATGCGGTGCGCGGCGCAGTCTACGGACTTTTTGCCCGTTGTCTGTGTAGTTTTTCTTGTCTAGTTCGTAAATGCGACCGTTTTCATAGTCGCCAACCAAGACCATCCCTTGAAACACAGCGCAGCAATTACCACGGTGACGCTGATAAGAGTTGTCGTCAGCGGTGTAAAGCCACTTGTGCCACATACCTGAAGCAATGTCGTAAGCCCATGTAAGGTTTAACGTTGGAAACGTCACAACATAGATTTCATGGCCTTCAAGCTGGTATGTCCAAGCAATTGCATCATCAATATATTGATTTGTGATGGAATTCTCAACAGCGTGAGTAGAAATGCGTTCAGGCACGTAGCCTTTCATTTGCATGATTTGCGCTTGACCACGGTTGTTGCGCGAAACGTAAGCAAACGAATTTCCAAATCTAGCCAATGAAAACGGCGCAGCGCAGCCGTGTTGGGTAGAAGTGCCAGGGATGCGTTGGAACGGGAAAGGTACAGAGCCAACATCAGTCCACACTTCAGATGAAATTTCACCCAACAAATAAACTTCACGGTGGTCAACAATCAAAGCCACCAAATCGTCAGGTGCGCCATCTTTTAGCGAATAGCTAGTAGTTGGCGAAATAGGCGAAAGAAGGTCAGTAGACCCCCATTGTTGAGTTGTTGGGTTGTTGTAAACAATATAGTTGTCCATTACGTCAACGGTGTTAGCACCGCTAAACGCACCGTCCGTAGACGGCAAAATGGAAAAGCTAATTGCGTACATGGTCACGCCAACAACAACCGTACTTGCCACGCTTAACGTGTAAGTGCCAACGCCGCCAGTGCCAGTTCCTAATGCAGTAACCACGCTGTCAGCAGTAACGCCAACGCCTTGAATGGTCTGACCTAAGTAAATAGTGCCAGAAGCAACAGATGCGACAGTCATTGTCGTGCCAGTAATCGTGGCAGTAAATGTTGCTCCAGTAGCAGTGGAATTCAAACTTGAAGCGGCAACAGTCTGTGAAACGTTGACCGTATAAGTGCCAGCGCCGCCAGTGCCTGTACCCAATGCAGTAATGACAGTTTCATCAGCAACGCCAATGCCGTAAAGCGATTGACCAACAGCCAAAGTGCCGCTAGAAACACTTGTAACGGTTAAGGTAGTTGAGCTTACAGAACCTGTAAAAACAGCGTTGGCAGGGCTAGAAATGCGCCATGTGTAACGATAAGCACCATCTACCAAATAGACGTTCACACCGTTGTCGGTAATTTTTACCTGACCAGCAGATGAATTCAAAACACCAATAACAGATGGAACAAGGTTAGAAGTCAGCGCGTAAACATACGGGCCTGACACAACAATCATCTGTGAGCCGCCAGAAACGGTGTGCATACCACGCACTTCTTGCGTGTTAGGCAAGACAGCTTTTAAGGTAAGTCCAGGCGTAGGGTACAGAGCCACAACACCGTTAGTGCCAGGCTGCTTTAGCGGGTCAATCTCAGGAAAGAAGTTAATGCACTCTTGAGCATCTTGGTAAATGCTTGGTGCTTCATAACTTGGGCCAACAAAGCCAAAATCAGGCATATCAGTCCTTTAAATGAAACCGCCAGTAAGAATCCAGCCAGCGTCTTTAGCTTTGCCAACCAGCAGAGCATCAGGGTAACGCGCAACTTGAAGCGGCGACATATTTGTGCGCTTCAAAGTGGCTTTGGCTTGCGCAGCATATTGCTGAATCATGGCAATTTGGATTTGATTTGCTTTGCCGTACATAGGCATCAAACGTTCAGCCAAACACCAGCGCAGGCACATTGTGTAACCCTGTGGCAAAACAACATCCTCATAAAGACTGCCGTAGCGCGTAAACAAAGTGTTTGCAAACAAGTGCATTTCACCCTGAGAAGGGTTAGGCCAAACAAACAAGTTTGCTGATTCTTCATTAGGGTTGTAATAAACCGCTTTAGGCCAAGGACCGTTTAGCGTTTTCAAGCCAATCATTTGATAGTCTTGCAACGACAAAACAGAAATTGGATAGTCCAAACCGCCGCCTTGAATTGGTTGACCATTAGACGTTGTGTTCACGCGAACAAACGCTGAATCAATGCCTAAAGGCTTTTGATAGTTTGCCGTGATTGTTGTGGTCGCCACAGTTTGCGGGATGCTTACCCGATATGTACCAGCTTGCAAGACGTTACCGCCAGCACCAGTAATTTCTAGGGTAATGCGTGTGCCAGCAACAATGCCGCCACCGCTTAACAGTTGACCTTGTGCCACAGCGCCTGAATTAACAGTTGTGACGGTCAGAATGTCGCCAGAAATTGAGCCTTGAAACGATGCACCAATGAAGTTGGTCGTTTGCGGATATGGTCCAAGGCTGTATTGAATTTGACCAGGTATCACGGGAAAAATGATTTCCGTGACGTTAAACACCATCATGTTTTCGTTGGACCATTGGTCTACAAGGTCGTTCAACATATCAAACGCATCTTGCGTTGCGTCTGGTGTAGGCGTTTCGCCGCCTTCAAGTGCGCCAATATCCTTTAACGCTCGGCTGATAATGTCAATTGGCTTTGTGGTCATGTTTTACCTTACAGGTCTGGTGTGAATACCTGTGGCAACCAAGGGGCTGGAACAGGCTTCTTTGACAGCGATTCAAGCTGTTCTATTAGCCTTGATTTTATGACATTCTTTCCGTCAACCATAGAAGAATCTTCAATCCATTGGACAATCATGGCCTCTGTCACTTCAGCAAACGGCACAATTCCTGCTTCTGGAAAATTCCAGTAGCCTTCAGTTTCAACGGTGTTGTCACCGTCTTTGACTGAACACAAGTATTTCACAGAGGTGATTGCTTCACCATCTGCAAAAACTTCTAGTATTTTCCAAGTAAACATCATGCGCTTTCGTCAGCAGGTTCAGGCGTGTTGCCCTCGTCCAGCCATTTCAAATAGGCTTGGTAGTCTGTGTTAGCGGGGTCGAAAGGGATGCAAGCCATGTCAGAAAGGCGAATTACGCCGTTTACTGAATTACCTTTTGGGTCTTTATACAGTTTGAACATTTTTACAACTCCGCTGATGCAACAATTTGATTCCCAGAGCCGAGGCTTACTCCAACTGCTTGGCCTGTCGTGCCGCCACTTGAAGTGACTCCATAAAGATAAAACGTGTTTCCTTGCCCGCTAGTGAGCGTCATCGAAGAAAATGCCAAGCCAGAACCCGACCAAAAAGCCGTCATGTTTCCAACTGTTCCGACATATGACATTGTTGGTGCGGCACGTTTTGTAACTTTGTATGTTGCCATGACATATGGCGCAGTAGCACTATTCCAAAACCCGCAACCCAAATACTCGGTTGCAGTTGCCACAACTTCATAATACCGCTGACACAAAGCCAACTCAGTACCATACGGGCGGTAGTCAAACGATGTGGCTGTGCTGCCTTTTTCTAATTGCACTCCGGTGATGTAGAAGGTTGCTCCGTTTGTGCCGACTACGCTGGTTGCGCCTGTTGCTGACAAGTATTGAGCGCCAGCCCATGCTCCAGCGGTTCCGCTGTATGTAGAGCCTACCCCGATACCAAAATAAACATATAAACCGCCACCATTGGTTTTTAACCATGTGCCAGCAGTGTCGCCAGCAACAGTTACAGTAATTGTTGTCCAAGTGTTTGCTGAAGAAACTGTATAGGTGAAAGGATATGATCTATCACCTGCTGCGTTTCCTAAAGCACCGCCAAATGTTCCAGTAAGGCTAGAGTAGACACGAAATGACAAAGTAACTGTTGCAGCGCCAGCCGCACCCCATCCAAGGTCTGCAACATTAAAACCTTCAATACCTTGACGAATAAAGAAGTAATCTCCAGATACAACTGAATACGCTGATGAGGAAGTTAAACCTAAATAGTTTGTAAAACCTGATGGTGGGGTTACAGAATTTGCATTTTGCTGCGCCGTATATTTAGAAGACTGCGTTGCAAATGCTTGCCATCTATCAACAGTATATTGGTTTGCTGTCGTAACAGTAACACTAGCCCCCGCATTACGCTGGTCTAAAACCATGCTGCCGTTCAGAATTCTATTCTTGAAGCCAAAGCCTGTTGCCGCAGTGTTCTGCGTAGAGGCATCGTTAAACGTCAGGCCGTTTGTGCCGTTAATTGAAACGCTCATTTTGCCTCCAGCGCAGCGATCTTGGCTGCTTGTGTGTCTACGATTGCTTTGAGTTCTTGGATGGCTGCTGTGAGCAAAGGAATCAAGTCGGTATAGGCAAGACCTAACGCATCAGGATTAGTTGCATCAACAGCTTCAGGCAGTACGTTTAAAACATCCTGAGCAAGTAAGAATGATCGGCTTACTGTGGTTTCATCTGTTAAATATCGACCTGTTCCAGCGCGTAAAGTCATTACTTTTTCTACGGCATTTTCAAAAGGAACTAGGGCTGTTTTTAGTCTTTCATCAGACGATGAGTTCCAAGTAGTACCGCCGCTAGTCATGTACTGACCTGTGCCGGCAGTGTTATAAATAATAAAGGAACCGCCAGAGTTTGGACCAACTCCCCAATTAACTCCACCACGACTTAGTGAAAGAGGTGCGCCACTTCCGTTTGTAGTCGTAGTCCCCACCAGCAAGTTACCGCTGGAGTCGATACGGGCAGACTCAACAAAAGCGCCACGAGTAAAAATTACTGCATCTGGTGTGGTCGTATTAGATGAGCCTTTTAAGGCAATACCTGCGCCATTATTGTAGGCAGTGCCGCCATATAAGGCTAAATTAGCTCCCGTCCCCCCAGAGGAAACTACATCTCCCGCCAAAGTGGTAGTTCCAGCAACATGTAATTTTGTGCTTGGAGAACTCGTACCAATACCTACGTTACCTGACGCATCAATACGCATACGCTCAGTAGACGTACCCGATGCCGTGGTGTTAAACGCTAGTTGACCGTTAGACGAACCGCTGTCAATTCCAATGACTTGCGCCGCTGTTGGCGTGTTAGCACTACCAAAGGTTAAGCTGTCATTGCTTGTGTTTGGAACTGTTACTTTGATGGTCATGCCAGTTGCTCCTCTGTTGGCTTTGCATAGACTGGATGCGACCAGAAGGCAATGTAGTCACCTTTGCCATCGCTGTCGTTTTGCAAGCGGATGGTGTCCATGAAGTCTGCGTCTTGCAGTTCAGGGTAGAGTGCTTTTATGCGTTCGTATAACGTAGTGTAGAGTGTTGTCATTATGCTGCCCTTGCTAAAAATGCTTGGAAAAATGTTGCAGGTGACTGTCCAGCAAGAGAAGCTCCTACACCAAGAACTACGTAAAACTCAACATAGTCAGTAGAGCCATTTAAATAAATTAAAGCAGTACCGCCTAAGCCGCCAAGAATACCAATGCCTCCCGTATTACTAGGGGTAGCAGAAAAAGATGACCCATTTTTATAAAAAGAAGCTGTTCCTGTCGATGTTGTGTTATTAAGAATAACCCCTGCCGAAAATTGATAATATCCTGCAACAGTTGGTAAAAAGGCATACGCGGGTGTTGAACCTACGGTGCTTCCTGTATTGTTGTAATTTGAATTTGTATCAAAATCTTCTGATGTAAACGCGATTTTTGTCCAAGTTGCTGCGGAAATTGCAGTTGTTGCAGAGCTTCTAGCACTAAACGCAGGGCCATTACCAGCCACGTTAGCAGCTAAGTCAGGCTGTGTAATGATTGCGTCAGGCAAGCCACCAGCAGTAATGCCAGTAACCGTACCAGAGCCGTTGATTGTGATTGCCATAATTGTTCCTTACAAAACCACCCACACAGCGCCTGTGGGGATTGTGACTGTGATGCCCGAATTCACGGTAATCGGGCCTGTTGACATGGCGTTGAAGTTTGTGCTGATTGTGTAATCAGTTGTTACTGTTTGACCGTTTTCAACAAAGATTTGGTCTGAACCGCCACCCGTTGCGCCGCCACCAAGCTGACCCCAAGCCGTTGCATTGTAGCCTTCAAACTTGCTTGTAGTAGCGTTGAAACGCATCATGCCAGACACGGGCGTTGGGCGTTGTGCCGTAGTTCCCTTACTAATCTGCAATGCGCCTGTGGATGTAAACGCAGAGTTTGCGGTTGCCGTTAGACCTTGAATGGTCAACATTCCAGCGCCATCATCAACAATCATGTTGCCGTTGGTTGTTGGAACGTTAATGTTATAAGTTGAGCCAGTGTTAGGCCCGACCAGATTTACCTGACCGCCAGCAGTGGATAGAAAGACTAAAGTTCCCATGATTTTCCTTAAACAACTGTCCAGACTGAACCGCTTGCAATTGTTACTGTTATGCCAGAAGAAACAGTAACTGGTCCTGCCGACAATCCGTTATCGCCTGTTGCAATTGTATAGTTTGCAGCTACGGTTTGGGAATTTACAAGTATGCCGTTTGACGCAGCAACTTGCGGTGCTGACAACGTACCCGTTGAAGGGTTGTACTTGTATTTCGTTGATGATGTGTAAACAGTCGTAGCCGTTCCGCTAGTCGTGCTTGCAAACAAAGGGTAGAAAGTTGAGTTTGTTGTGGTGTCGTCAGTAATAGCCGCACCACCAACAGAAGCCCATGCCGCACCGGTGTAACCTTCAAATTGGCTTGTTGTGCTGTTAAATCGCAACTTACCAGCAGCGCCCGTAGGCTGTTGGGCTGTCGTACCAACTGGCAACTGCAAAGCGCCTGTTGACGTAAAAGCCGAATCAGCCGTTGCTGTAAGCGTTGTGAAAGTTCCAGCCGCAGCCGCTGTCCCACCAATCGCAGGGGGTGAAGCCAAGTAAGTGCTAAACCCTGTACCCGAAACCGTAGAGCTGGCGCTCAAAGTAGTGAAAGCACCTGCGCCAGAGAAGCTGGTTGCTGTCAAAACGCCCGTAGACGGGTTGAATTGGTACTTTGTGGAGCTGGTGTACTCAGTTGTTAAATTGCCGCTTGTAGCGTCTGAAAACAACGGATAACGCGTGGCGTTTGTGGTCGTGTCATCAGTTACGGTAGCGTAAGCTGTTGGCGTTGACCATGTAGGCAAACCAGAGCCGCTAGAAGTCAAAACCTGACCGCTTGAGCCTGTTGAGCCGTTGACCGATAAAGTCGTGTTCAGTCGCAAAGTTGTGAAAGTGCCAGCCAAAGGCGTAACACCACCAATTACCAAATTGTCCAAAGTTCCAGCGTTTGTTGGAGCAATTTCAACAGAACCCGTACCACTTGGCTTCATGTGAACGTGACCAGTTCCTGTTGGGCTAATGTCAATTTGAGCATTAGAACCATTCAGGTTGGTTGATACGTCAACACTTACGTTACTACCGCCACCACTGCCCCATTGGATTTGCGCAACACCTGAAGCATTACGCAAAGCACCACCAGCAGAATTTGCAGCATCAAAGAAAGGCCCGACAAACTTTGTCGTTGCCGTGATCGTTGTGCCTCTGACCGTGTTTGCAGTCGTTCCACCAATAGCGGGAGGTGCGGACAGATCAAGTGTACCGCCCAAGGTCAAATCGCCTGATGTTGTGACCGTACCAGACAAACTAATGCCAGACACTGTGCCTGTGCCGCTAACCGATGTGACTGTTCCCACCGTAGGCGTAGCCCATGAAGGCACACCAGAAGCCAAAGTCAATACCTGACCATTTGAGCCAGCCGCCAACATTGAAGTTGAACCGCTAGATGCTTGGTATGGAACTGAGCCAGCAGCGCCGCCAGCAAGGTTAGTTGCTGTTGTTGCAGATGTTGCAGATGTAGCTGACGTAGCCGTAGCAGCATTGCCACCAATTGAAAGGCTTGCCGCTGTGCCTGTAAGACCAGCGCCAGAACCCGTAAATTGAGTGTTTGCCGTAATGGTTGTGCCAGTTACAGCGCCAGCAGTCGTGCCGCCAATTGTTGCGCCATCAATCGTGCCGCCAGTAATGGCAACAGAATTGGCGTTTTGCGTTGACATTGTTCCAAGGCCAGAAACTTGCGTGTTGGCAATCGCAATCGCACTAGAACTAGCCGATGTGATCTGACCTTGTGCGTTTACAGCTAAAACTGGAACGCTTGAAGCAGAACCGTAAGTTGTAGCAGTTACGCCAGTATTTGTGATGCTGAACGTGTTAGCTGACAAAGACAAGCCTGTGCCAGCGTAGTAAGTGCCTGTGCCTGCAAACTGAACAAAAGTGATTGGCGTGACGTTAATCGTGCCAGCATCAGAAGATGTGGAAACCCATGCGGTGTTTCCGTTCTGTGTGCCGTTTAGGACTACGCAATAAGCGCCAGGCACTTCTGCCCACACATCCATGTCAACTGCGCGTGTCCAAGCACCAGAACCAGCAATGTAAATGCCGTTTGTTGGTGCGCTAGATTCGTTCTTTACTAAAACCCTGTCACCAGCCAACGTAGTGTAGCCATCAATGGTCTGAAGCCCTGACAGCGTAATATTTGCCGTGGTAGCGCATTTGACAGCGCCTTTGGGGTTTAGACCTTGCGCAACAGCATCAACATATGCCTTGTTGGTAATGTCTGTGTTTGCGCTTGGAGCAGTGGCAATTGTTCCCGTTGTCGTTGAGACATTGGTAAACACGCCAGTTGAAGGCGTTGTAGCACCAATAGTTGAACTATTTATTGTGCTGTTGGTGATGTTTAACCCAGATTGGTCTGGGTCAACAGTCGCATAAAACGGTTGTCCCTGACCAATGAAGGTTTGAAATTCACCGTCAACCGAAAAATATGCCTGAACAGGCAGTAAGTTTTGGTTTTCGGATTCGGCGGGTTCAGCCATCAAATCACCTTAGAAAGCGATAGGTGTAACGTAAACGATAGAAGGACCAGCAGCAGAACCAATCATTCGCACATAAGTGGGAGTTGTTGGAACGCCAAACAGGATTGCATCAGTCATCAAAGGGGGTAAAACAAATTCACCAGTTGTTGAGCCGCTTACGGGCAAAACAGGCGCTGTAACACCAGTAGGGCCAAACTTTACCGCAACGCTGGTTGCACCAGTGTTAATCAAGGAAACGTAGTTACATTGAATGTTGGGGTTGTTATTGACCAATGCTTCTGAAGTAGCGGTAGCGCCAGCAGAAACTGCGACTGTGGGTCCAACCACACGGAAAGGAGTAGACATAAATTTTCCTTTGCAAAGATGTGCGGATTTTACCTATTTCTCAGGTAATTTCCTAGATGCCCTTGGAAGATTTTATATCCAATATGGCCCATTGCAATTTCTGGGTCAATCCACACCTGACCGCCAATCTTTCGCCAGCGGATGCAGAAACTATAATCCTCACCCCATTTGTAACCATCTTCAAAGATGTGGTCAAACAAAGGGTAGAACTGTTTGTCACGCTCTGCGGTGTAGAAATGACGCTCTGGGTATTCCGCAATCATCTTTTCAATACATTTACGGCTGATTTTCATAAACCCCGTGGCTACTGACTTAACTTCCAATAGCCCTGTGTCTGGGTCTGCCCACAGTTCTTTCTTGTCAAGATAGTGAAGCGGATAATTGATTGGGTCACGGCGACTAGGGTACACGCCAGCAGCCACATCAACGTTAGCGTCAACTAACTTCAGTAATGCGCCAGCCTGCCAAGTTACATCTGAATCAACAAAAATTAATTGGTCGCAGTCTGATTCCCAAAAGCGTGTGGCAATGATGCCTCGACTGTCAGCAATTAGCGCGTTGCCAATATCGTCAACCAACGTGAAGCGGTCACCCCTTTTGACCAGTTCAAGCGTGTCATTTATCAGAGAACGCATTGTTCCCATGTGAACCGTTCCCGTGTAAGCAGGAATGGCGATCATTATGTGTTTCATTCTTTTTCCTTCTCAAAAAGAAACGCCACCCGATTTTACTCAGGTGGCGTAAAAGGCAACTGCAAGAATTAAGCTGTGACGCCGATGTTCTTGAGCGCTGTAATGATAGCGTTAGTTGCTGCAACAAATTCAGCAGTCGATGGGCCTGCGGTCAATGCTGTGATTGCGCCTGCTTGAACAACTGGAGTTTCGCCGTAGAAACCGATTTTGCCGCCTTCAATGCCAAGCAAAATGCCATCAGCGGCATTGCCGTTAAGCAAATAGATAGGGGTTTGGGTCGATGCTGGTCCTGGATTAGCCATGATAGTTTTCCTTAAAAATGTTTAAAAACGGGGGGCGAACCCCCCATCAGAATTAGGATGCAACGCGGCAAGCCAATTCAGGGTACAGAGGAGCCCAACCGTACAACACATCCAAACGAGTTGGGATGCTGTCGTTGTTGATAGTGTACTGACGCACAACGCGCATCGACAAACCAATTTCCTTGTCGCTTGCACGACCAGCAAAATGCACACCTTCTGGCAATTCCAAATCGGCTACTGCCAAAGTGAAAGCGTTTTTGTGCATGATGATGTTCTGAGCAGACACAGCGCCAGTGGCGTTGAACTGAGTAACAGCAGCAGTGCTAGAAGTTGTTGGGATGCTCACGTTTTGGAACTGACCAGCGGTGATAACAGCAGGCGACACGGTGACAGCAGTGGTAGCGCCAGAAGCGATAGACACAGCAGTTTTCACCACAAAGTTGCGCAGCTTGTTAGAGCCGTAGGGTTGGCGGTTCTGTGGGTTGACAGCAAACACACCAGCGATAGTGAACACGTCACCAGCGTTGAGGTTCACAGTAGCCACAGCAGCAGTGATGCTGACCGAACCAGAAGAAGCCCAACCGCTAGTCAGGAAGCCTGTGCCAGTGGTAGTGTTCACGGAAGCGGTAGCGCCAGCGCCGTTAGTGCCGAAAGTTTGAGACACAACGTTCTGGTCCAGTTTCCAGTTCATGCCACCAGAATCACGACCCATCAAACCTTTACGGTATTGAGAGGCAATGGCTTCTTGAGGAACGAACAAACCTTTCAAGCTGTTCACGATGGAAGCAGATGTAAAGGGTTCAACGATACATGAACGGCGACCGTCACGTGGTGCGCCTTCGCTGTCAAGATAAGCGCCAGCGGTCAAGTAGGTCAACAGGTCAGTAGGAACAGTGCCAGCAGTACCAACGATGTTGGCAGTCTGAGCCACAGCCATAGCCATACCGTCACGGTCAATCTTGTTGGCGATTGCAGCGATTGCAGGCTTCAACACGCGGTCGCTAAACATATCCAAGGACAAAGCCAAGTCTTGTGTGGTGAACTGAGTGTCAACGTGGAACTGTGTGGACAAGGTAACAGGCACTGAAGTCTCGTTGAAGTCTTCAACGTTCAGGGCAGGGCCAGATGTACCGATGAAACGACCAGGCTTGCGAACGTTTACGGTGTTACCGATTTTTGCGCCCACGACAGCGAACTGGTCGTCATAGTTGCGGTCAACTTCAGAAGTGAAGGTCAACTCGTTTTCCAAGACCATCAACGCTTCGTTGGTGATCTTGCTAATGGTCAATAAATTGTTTGACATTTTTTGCTTTCAAAAAGATTAGGTTTACCGAATTTTTCCCGCTTTGCGCAGCTCTTTCCACTGTGCTGCTGTACCAAAGAAAACCCCGTTGGAATCTAATGGCACATCAGGTGTGTTTTTGCCGCCACGAATCGGTTGAATCGGTGCTGGTGCTTTACTTCTAACAATAGGGGCTGGCTTCTCGGCTTCAGGCTTTGCCTCAAACCTTGCTTCCAACTTTCCAATCTCTCGCAACGCTTGCTTTGGCGACAAACCAGCGATTTTCTTAGCGACTTCATCGTTTTCAGCTAGGTGATACAGGATTTGAGGCCCAACATCACTCTCCAGAATGGCATCACGAATGTCGTCATTAACGACCACATCGCTCGATGCAACAATGTCATCAAAATCAGGCAACGTTGCTTTAGCTGCTTCCACTTTAGAAGTCCATTGGTTGATAACCTTCTGGCGTTCTTCAGCTTGTTTAGCTTCAGCTTCTTGTTGCTTCATTTCACCAATTCGCTTGTCTGCCGTGTACTCTGCAAGAGCCTCGGCGTATTCAAACGCATCGCTGAACTGACTGGGTTGCGGCTTTTCGTCAACTGGATTAGCCCGTTGAGGCTGACCACGGTTTTCTAAAGCTGCCAAACGCTGTTCCAGAGCTTGCCTTGCTTCACGTTCTTGTTGCGCTTCTTTACGCGCTTCTTCACGTTGCTTAGTAATCTCAGAAAAACGGCGCTCAAGTTTAGGATTTTGCTTGCGCTCACCCTCTTGTTTTGCTTCGGCTTCTGCTTCTTCAGGTTCACTCTGTTCAACTACCTCTGTCGGCTCCGATTGCTCGGCCTCGGCAGGGGCTGGTGATTCAGCTAAACCTAATCTGTTTGCATAAAATTCCGCTGCGTTGTCGCTCGTCAATACTTGACTTGCTTCTTTTTCAGACATTACGTTGTCACTCCGAATTTGCCCCGTGTACCTCACGGGTAAGGTTTGTGGTTAATCTACCACAGATTTATTGTCCCATCAAGGGGTTTTGTTGGTTATCAATGTCAGACACTGCAACTTGTGCGGCTTGCATTTGGTCTGCATTACGCAGGGCAATCTCACGCTCTAAGCGGCTAGTGTCCATGTTGTGCAACATAAGCTGAACAATCGCATCCAACTCAGTCTTGTTTTGACTTGTAATTGAACGGGTGTTTTGGTCATTGACCTTCACTTCAGCCATTGTTTCGGTGTTGTGGGCGCGAGAAGTAACATCCATCAGCTTGCGCTTGGTTTCACCCTCTTGCTTCATTTGCTCAACATCAGCGCGGTTCTTCAACATCAACTGCATAGACTGAAGTTGTTGTTGCAGTTCTTCCACCTGCTTCTTGCCTTGGGCCAATTGCATTTGAACTTGCGGCGGGATTTCGCTGTGTTCGTCAATCTGAGCCAATGGGTTACCCGCAGCCAAGCGGTCAGCGATAACGTCAGCGCCAGGCCAATCCATGTTACGGAACACCAAGTCACCACAAGTCTGCATCAGGCTTGGGTCAGCAGCCAACAATGGCAGCATTGAATCAACGGCTTCTTGGCGTTTGCTGTTGTAGCCAGGGCCAGTGTCCATTACCACGTCATATTGACCAACCGTCATGTCGTTCAACACGCGACCAACTGAATCACGCTGGTTAACGGTCAACAACTCAGGTTTGCCGTCATCGCCAATGATTCGCATAACACGCTCGGTGTCGTAAATCTTAGGCAACAAGTCCAGAATAATCGTGCCGCAATGGGAAATTGAGCGTGTCAAGTTGTCGTAATAATCGTAGTTTGTCAGGTCAACTTGTTGTTGCTGACCATTTAAAGCCTTGCCTGAGATGTTGCCTTGCTTCATTTGTGCAGGGTCAAACACGCCCATAATTGACTTAATGTCATCATCCACACCAGCAGCAGCCATCATGATGCCTTGCTGTGGTGGCTCTGGTTGCAAACGAACAGGCACAGGCGCAGGGCGACCTTCAATGTCTGTCTGCTTGTATCGCAACAGCGGGAAAGACTTGATGTTGGCGTTTGCCCAATCGTTTTCGTGGCCTTCGTCTTGACCTTCAGCAATCAACCACTTAGCCTTTGGAGCCAACGCAACGCCTTCTGTGATAGAAGTCTGCCAGAAGTTATACATACGCTGTGGGTCTTTGGCATAACGAATCATGCCGAACTTCTTGCGCTTGTCACCAATCACGATGTGGCGACCGTAAACAGGGATGATTGGGATGTACTTACCAGCCCAAGTGCCTTCTTCAATAATGTCGATGGCGGTTAATTTGCAATACTTGATGGTTTTCTTGTATGAAGAACGTTGGTCAACCACCACAATGCCAGCACTAGCTAAACGGGCAAACAAATCTTTGTCTTCAGCAAACGTAGAAGAACCATCGCTCAATTGATACAGCGTGGCTTTCTCGCGCACTGTGTAGAAGTATTCAGCAAGGCGAATGTCCTCTTTGGTAATCCATTCTGATTGGCTGTCACCCGTTCCACGTTGCGTGAAAGACGTACCACCATCAACCGATGCGTCAGGATAAAGCTTTGAAAACTCCTTCTTTGGCATCATTGTTGTAATTAAACAACGGTCAGCGTCAGAGCCATCAGGGGCTACTGAATTGGGGTCAAAGTAGACGGTAAAAGGGTTGTCGATTGGGTCAATGTAGATTTCTTGTTCAAAAGAATCTTCAGAAACGTAGTCTGTACGAACACGGAAATAGCCCCAACCCATACGGACAGCGTATTCAAAAGCGTTGTCGTAAGCGTGGTCAGCATTGGAATTGTTTTCAATGTGGCGCACGATGCCTTGGATTGTCTGAGCATCAACCATGTCGTCATGCGTGTTCATTGCATGGACTTTGATTCGTGGGCGTTGCTGGCGCTGTTGGTTACAAACTTGGCGACAATAGTTGTCCACCTTGTTGACCGTAATGACAGGGCGTGATTCCAGATTTCGTGAGTTCTGCAACTCCACGGGCCATTGGTCGCCACCACCAAATTTCAGGTCTTCAAGCGCCTCTTGGCGGTTCATTGTGTCGGCATCATTTGCCAATTTCAAGAATTCAATTGCTTCTTGAATCCGTGGGTCGTAATCATCTGCCATATATGTCCTAGGTTGACAAGTTTGCCAATTTTAGCCCATCCAGCTATTTGCGCCACCGTAATTTTGAACGGGTCGCGGCCTTCTGCGCTCTTTGGGTTCGTTAATCATCAGACCGATGTAACGGAAAGCGTCAGCCCCGTGTGAATATTGGTCGTGGACTGGTGTTTTGCTGAATTGCTTGGTGTCTGGGTCAACATCGTAACGGTAGTGACGCAAGCACTGCAATCCTTCGTGGCAATTGTCACGGTCAAACCAGCAGTTTCTGAAGATGGTTCTGGCAGCGTTGATACTGTC